GACTGGTGAACAGAAAGGTAAGCTTGTCTCCTTGAAGATTCTCCCTCTCTCATCGCTCAAGTTCATTCTGCGCGACAAGCATGCGCGACGTCATGGCTACATTCAGCAGATCGGGTCAGAGAAGATTGAGTTCGAAGCTGACGAGATCATCCACTTCTGCTTCAATCCTATGGATGGGTCGGCTTGGGGAACAGGGATCCTGCACAGCCTAGCCGTAACCAAGCAGGTAGATGAGACCTCGGTTCGCCCGGCGTTCCTAGACATCAAAGCTCGCCTCGAAGACGACATAGGAAAGATAGTTCACCGCTACGCAGGGCCGAAGAGGCTCTGGAAGTTCGAAGGCGTAGGCGACGAGAAACTCAAAGAAGAATACGCTCCCACCATTCAGACAGCTCCGGTCGATGCTGACTTCGTCACAAACAAGCCTGTAGAGGTTGACTCGCTTGACATCAACCCCGCTGCAAACTTTGACGGCTTCATCGGCCACATCGACAGCCAAGTGGTTCAAGGCCTTCAAACACCCATGACACGGCTCTTCACAACGCCAGGCTTCACAGAGGCAAGTGCTCGTGAAGCCACAAGGATGTCTGACCGCAAGATCCTCCTCCTTCAACGAGTCATCGCCCGCATCGTTGAGATGGAGGTCTTCGATGTCATCCTCCGCGAGAACGACATAGACCCTGAAAAGGCTAGCGTACGGATCCGCTGGGGTATGCAAGACCGTCCGGAAGTCAAGATCGAACACATCATCCAACTTGCCCAAATCAGCGCCACAAGCGGCATCGAATACCTCACCAAAGACGAGGCCCGCAACATGCTGGCGAAGTACGCAGGGTTCGAATTGACAGAGGATCATAAGGCAAAGGTGGACCAGAGGTGAACCTGTTCAGAGGCCTGAGGTTCCGCATCGCAAGTCTGGCGGAATCGTTCCGGTGGACTCCGCCGATCGAGTTCTACAAAGCAGTGGAGGGAGGAAAGGGCAAGTTCTACAAGGTCCACGCGATCCACGTCATAACGACAGGCAACCGAGCCAAGTACACTGAGGAAGAACTCAAGCTGTCAGCTCGCTCTCTCGCGGAGAGGTCTCTCGGTCTCAACCATGAGAGAGAGCTGCGCTTTCCCAACAACAAGGTCGTTGACTCTGAATTCGAGGACAACTCTGTAGAAGCCGTGATCTACGTTGAAGACGAAGAAGTGAACAGTCTCTACGACGCAGGGAAGATCAAGAACGTCAGCATCGAGGCTAAGTATCGAAGCGCAGAAGTCAGGGAAGTCCTCGTACCGAGAGGAATTGTCTTTACGCGCCTCGACCTACTCACGGAAGGCGTAGCTCCCGGTGATCCTTTGACGACCATCATGCTTTGGGAACGAAAGCTGGCCGAATCACTGAGCGAGAGACAGAAGGATCAGTACTGGACGGCGGTTGTCGCAGAACTGAGAAGGCGAGGCTTGAAAGTCTAGTCATCATTCATCATCACAGTTACTGAGAGCCCGCAAGGGCATCGATGAGTAACAGAAGATTCTGCGAAGAGGAGTTGTTTGTTTGAGTGAGCAGACTCCATCCTCAACTGTTTCTCCCAATGCTCCTACAGGTTTGGAGCACGTTCCGACTGACGATCTTCTGCGCTTGAAGGAGCAGCTTGAGGCGAAGGTTGAGGAGAAGAAGGAGGTTGAAAAACCAATGTCGAAGGAAGAGGCAGGGAAAGGGATCGTAGCCCCACCCGTACTCGAAGAGGCAGTGGCGCCTTGGCAGGTCAAAGTCGCCAACAGGCTCAGGGAATCTTTGACAACAACGGACGCAGCGAAAGCCATACCGATAATCTGGTCGCCTCAGGTTGAACTCGGCGCCCAACCGAAACGAGTCATGAGGGCTCTTGGCATCGTTGACACGACGCTGCGCGGATCTCCGGGAAACAAGTTCTACTTCCCCAAGGTCCCCACGGTCCTTGAAGCAGTCGACGCGACTGAAGGCGTGAAACCTGACGAGTTGGCTGTGACTGTGGATCGTCTGGAGATCACGGTGAAGGAGATCATTGCCGCAATTTCGGTGACAAGGCAAGTCGTGGAGCAGATCACATTCAATGTGGTCGACGTTCTCACAGACCTGCTGAGTGAAGGCGTAGCGAACAAAGAGGACAAAGATGTACTCGCAGCTCTCAACGCGGCAACAGGCATCGCAGGCACGCTTTACGGTGGCGGAAAGTCAGCAGAAGGAGACTTGGTCGCTGCTGATGTTCTCAATACCGACCTGATTGCCGACGGTGTTACCGCTATGCGGAAGGAGAAGCGTGAACCTCGATACGTGATTATCCACCCGGCGCAGGAGAACGCTCTATTAAAGAGCGACAAGTTCATCAACGCCGCCCAATACGGCGGACGAGAAGTCATCCTGAACGGTGAGATCGGTCAATGGCTAGGCATCAGGGTGCTGAAGACCACGCAGGTCCCGACAGGCACCGGTGCTGGAGGAATCACAACCTACCACGCATTCCTGATCAGCGAAAGAGTATGGGTCGAAGAGGTCAAGCGGGACCCTGAAGTGGAACCGAAGTACGAGCCTGGCGAAAGGAAGACCTACATGTACGGCACGATGGAGTACGGACTAGGCGTCTTGAACCCGAAGGGCATCGTCAAGATCATCACAGCCTAAGCCCAAGATCCCTTTTTCCCATGAGTTTCCTGTTTTGAGAAGCCTCCCCATTTTTGAGGAATCCGACCGAACCGTTACAGGTGAGTATGTTTGCCATACACATCAAAGGAAGCGGTTAGAAATCTCTCTGGGCTAACCGCGACAGAGATCGGCGACTCAATAGTCGAAGAGATGATTGACCATGCTGACAAGGAAATAGAGCAGATCACAGAGAAAGTTTGGACCGGACAGCAACTCAAAGAATTGCTTGGCATCCAGAAATCTTCCATGAACAAGACCTTTCGAACTCTCTACAAGCCAATAGTGGATGAGCAGGGCAACACAACCAACGACGAAACGAAAGTCACAGTCTACGTAGATACGGTCCAGCAGGCATCAGACAAGTTCGAGCTTCAAGGCGCAGAGGGGAAGATCATCTTTACGACAGCGCCAAGCATAGACGCCGAAGTCGAGATCACCTACCGCTACGACATGAAGCCAATCCAGGTAGCCTCAACTTTCTTGGCAGCAGCTTACTGTTTCCACCGCCTAGCCAAGAGCGAAGAGAAGGAGAAGCTGTTCAAGGCAAGCGCAATGGAAACGCTTCGTCAGATCACGAGTCACACATTCGCCTCAACTGGGTGAACACTATGTGGACTGAGCTCACTTTCATCCAGATCCTCTGGATGATGTGGACCCTGAACCTCTTCGACATCATGATCACGCAATGCGGTGTCAGGCATCATGGTCTTCGGGAAGACAATCTGTTCCTTGCTCCTATCATCAAGACTCTTGGATGGGCGTGGTTTGCAGTTCTGAAGGTCGGCGCAGTTAGTTGGCTATTCCTTTACCTACAGATCATCTTCCTTACGGTGAAGCAGTTCCGTCCCTTCGCATGGATCTCTGCGATTCTTGCATTCATTTTGTTGGGCTTTGGATGCATATGGAATGCGCGTCTGGTCCTGAAGCAAAGAGGAGCAGTAAGATAGGTCATGTCAACGCCTATCCAGACTGTCGAGAACACGGTAGCCGAGAAGCTGCGTGAGATTGAGGGCTTGAAGGTTTACGAGGTTAGGCCGCCCGGAGCTCTTCCGTTGCCTTCTGTCACCTTGACTTTGATTTCAGCTCGCATGTACGGAGGTTTCCCAGACACACTGCAGCAGCTAGATGTCACGATGCAGATCGATGTCTGGTCTCGCGTTGAGAGTGAGATGCGCGATTTCGCCGACAAGGTCCTAATGAAGCTCTACCAAGAGCGGACCGAGATGGGCTTCATCGACATCGCCCTTGTGAACGCCCACGACATGCCTGAAGAGAGCATTTGGCGCCGCTACCTATACTTCCGAATTGAGACAACCGTCACGAAATCATAGTCACATGTTTGACTGAGTGGTTCACGTTACGAACCAAGTTTCTCAAGGAGGTGAAAGACGAAGTTGAGTGCACCGTGGAAGCCGCTTCTTGGAGTCATAAAGATTGGAGAAACTGAGATCGGCGCCGGATTAGCCTCGACCTCAGAGCTTGACTTCACCCTTGATGTGGATCGTTATTATGGAATAGGCGGGGAAGGTAAGCCGAAGCTCGTGAAAGGAAATAAGGGTTTCACGGGAAGGTTCGGCAAGGCATACATCAACAAAACCTATGGGGAGCTGGTTAAAGGAGGCGTCGCTGCCGACGTAGTGTTCTACCCTGAAGGAAAAGAAACCGGGAAGCAAACGATCACCGTGAAGAACGCCATCTTGAAGCTTTGGCATTTCAGGATGGAAGAGAACGCGGTTGTCGCTGA